TCTCAACGTAATATCTCACAATCGAATATATCATCAACGACTTTCCAGAAGCAGTTGGAGATATCAACAACTTTCGATTATGTTTTAAAGCGTCGTATACTCCCTCAACTTGGTACTCACGGGGAGCATACTTGCAAATAGAAGTCATATAGTCTTTCACACCTTCTTTTGAAATCATCTCATTGACTTCAAAAGGAAGACCATAAAACTTATTATTGGTAAATTCGTAAGTATAGTCGTGATTTTCACAGAAGCGAGTGAGTTTATCTAGAAGACCAACATAAATCTCACCAGTCTGTGTATTGAATAAGCGTATTTTTCCGTCCCAGTGTCTGTTGCGAAACTGGGGCATAAACTTGGCACCTGGTACGTCAAATGTGAACTGATCCGCAAGTTCGTAATAGACGTGTGGTTCTGCTTTTACCTGAAGATATACCTCATTCTTTTTTGATATAACCAAATGCGACATAATCCATAAGTTTCACCTATGGATATTTATGTATCTATTTGAACCTATCTAAACCAAGAAGTGTTGAACCAACTGCACCGACTGCTTGACCAACTTTTACAGCACCTCTTGCAAGTGTTCCTGCTGTTCTAACTGGTCTTTCAAATGCTTGACGAACTGCTGGAGTTGGTCCACTATTTAAACCACCTTTTGCAGCACTTTGGACTCTAAATCCTCTGGTTGGGTCCCATCCACCTTTTCCACCAGCACCTTTCATACCTTGACGTTGTTTCCAGTCATCTTTCATCAAATCTTTTATTGATGCCTGGTTTTCATTTGGAATGCGAGTATTTCTACCTTGATTCCACCACTGAACTGGATTACGAAAGGGACTTATTTCCTCAGAGAACTGTTTAAAAGTTTTCATTTAACTTTTTATTTTTATTTAGTTGAACCCCGATTGGAATCTATGCCATTCAATAGCATTTTTGATTTGATATGTTCGATTAGAAATTGTCTTAATAACTTCCTCAAGAAACTTTAGCATAATATCATAGTATCTGATCTTGAGTTCTATCTTACTTAACTTCTCATCGCCGTCCATATGCCTCTGTAGCGCCTCTTTGTCACGAACTTTGTAAGGAAATGGTTCTTCCTCATAAACCTCTATAGGTGCCTTTCCAGTGTAGTAGTTGTAACGTTCAAGTTTAACTCGATTAAAAGTTTCTCTTGCTTTTTCACGTAACAAAGTAATCGTATTATAGATTGTATAATACTTAGAATGAAGTTGAGGAATTTTTAAAGATTCATCATGTAAATTATCAGGGTCAATGACAGAATCTCTCTGCCACATCTCCTGGATTTCATCAAGGTTCATGAACTTGTAAACGGATGAAGTGGTTTATTATCTGTACCTAGTATATCATAGATTGTATATTTAAAGATTACTTCAGCAGTAAAGTAATTAATGTCAGTAAGTGTAGAATCAAAATCTAAAGATGATAAAGAAATTGGAAAAAGATCTTTAAACTTTACAACTGCTGTAGATCCATAATTGCTATTTAATACATAAAGAGATCCATCGCTGAAACCTTTTAATGGGTTTTTAGTTCCATTTTCATCCGTAATTAATGTTCCATATTCTGCCAAACTACCAGAACCTCCAAAGGCAGTAATCCAATTATGAATGATCATATAATTTTCCATATCTTCATCAACAAGAAATTTTAACTTTAGATCTCCAAAAACCATTTTACCGGATGGTTGTGGAATATCATTTAAGTAATTTGCCTGAATTTCTACTCCAAGAGTTATTTCTGGTATTTTAGAAGAATTGCAAAAAAATGATACCTTTGGATATTTTGCTAAAGTAAATTTAAACCCTACTGGAGATAAAAAATTTCTGTTACCTATTTGGTTAGCAAATACACTTGCCATGATTTTTATTTGTATTTAGATAAAAAAAGAGGGTCCGAAGACCCTCTTGATTGAGTTTGTGATTTAAATCACATGAGGTTGCTGACCTTAACTCTTCTGTAGTAAACGTTCGAGTTGGTCGAAATATTGTCAGGAGCTGCAGCAGCAGTAGCGCCCTTCGCAAATGGATTCGCAACGACTCCATAACGAGTCTTGAATCCGATTTTTGGCTGGAAGGTTTGCTCACCGACAGCACGTACCATCTGCAGAGGTACGTATGGGCAGTAGAAGAGACCAGCATCATAAGGAGATGCACCCTTATAACCGACAACGTAGAACTGGTTAGCAGCAACGTTTGCCGAATATGGGTCGATGTAGACTCTGTACTTACCTTGAAGAACACCAGCGAAGGTGTTACCGGTGTCATCAACGTTCAGGTTAGCGTTGAGTGCAGGGGTGTAATCGAGAACACCAGCCATGGTCAGTGCTGAAGCAACGTCTGCTGAGCACAGGATGGTGTTACCCTTCCCTCTACGAGTTTGCTGGGCGATTGCGTTTGCATCGCGCTCGATTTGGAAGATAAGACCCTTGAACTTCTCAACCGACCAACGACCGTTGGAGTCAACGTCGAGGTCAAAAGTACCAGCGGTAGCGGTGTTAACCTGAGCACCAGGAACAGCAACCTTGTAGATGGTACGGATGATTTCTCTGTTGATTTCAGCGAGAATCTCAGTGCTGAGGATGTTAGCAAGCTCAGCTTCTGCATTCAGACCATGAATTGCCTTCAGGTCTTGTGCAAGTTCGAGTGAGTACTCAGCTTTCAGAGCACGTGACTTTGCGGTAACGGTAAGCTTTTCAATCGAGAATGCCATCTCGTTGAAGTAGTTACCAGAAGCATCGCCAAGAGCTTCAGCGTTACCAGTGGTCATACCTTCGCCAACGTTGTACTGGTTAGCACCAGTTGCAGCGTTATTTGCTTGGTTAGAACCATCAAGGATTGAAGGATTGGTTCCGCCTTGTGCGGTAGTACCTAAACCAACTGCACCGTCAATGAAACCTGCAGTAAGGTTACGGTTGGTGCTATTCTGACCAGAGAATGCCGAATCAACTTCGTTGTAGAAGGTTTCGGTGCCAGTCTGGCTGCTATAGCGTGAACGCATTGCGAAAATGAGTCCAGTAGGACCATTCATTGGTTGAACGCCACAAAGATCGTAAGCGATCAGGTTAGGCATCGAACGACGGATCAGTGAGATCAGTACTGGGTCGAAACCTGCAACAGGGGTTCCTGTGCCACTTGCGGCACTACCACCAAAACCACCGGTACCGGCAGAGTTGGCTGGGGAAGCTTCGCTAAGGAATGAACGCTCTTCACGAAGTTCTCTTTCTTGGTTTTCGAGCAGGATAGCGGTTACCGATCTACGATGTGAATCTTTGATTGGATCCATTCCTTGATAATCAAGGATTGGTGCCCACTTCTCCTGCAGATATTCAGCGTTGTACATCTGCATTTGGGGTTTACCTCTTTAGAAAATTTTGTTTGACTTATAATTTAAAAATCACTTTTTAGCGACTCTACTGAGAGTTTGAAGATATGCTTCCATAACTGGCGAAACTGAAGTTACTTCAGATTCATTATTGGAAACTTCTTCAGACAAGTTCTCAGTCACGTCTCTTTGAGCACTAGTGTTTGATGGGAAATATGATTCCCTCAGAGTTACCAGTTTCTCACGATAGTTTGCTTCACTATCAAACTCAACATTTTCGGCAAGAGAAGCGAGTTTGTCCTTCTGAGAAAGTGCTAGACCCTCAGCGACATCTGCAAAAATTACATCAGCAACCGACTCTGCTAATCTTCTATTAAGAGCAACATTTCTTTCAATTTGCTCGTTGAGTTTTGCTTCCATTTCATCAAGTTTATCTACCATACTCTCGATAACATCATATTTATCTTCAGGGATTGAAACATAATGATCTGCAAAAAGACTCTTCATTCCTTGAAGGAATGATTCGGTCATTTCGGTCTTAAGACCGTGCTCAACTGCGAGTGCATTCTCTTGAATCCACTCATCAGCAACATACTCAAGATAAGAATCTACACGCTCGGTGAGTTCTTGCTTAATAAACTGAACTTCTTCAATTAAAGCATTTTCATAGGTTTCTTGAAGTTGCTCTTTAATTTCGCCAACTTTGGAGTGAATAGCAGCTTCGAAGATGGTACGTGCTTTCTCTTGGAATTCCTCAGAAAGCTCCTCACCAGCAAGGAGAGCATTGACATCTTCTTCGATGTCAAACTCTTCTTTCATTTTCTTTTTCTTACCGTCTTCCTCTTCTTCTTCATCCTCTTCTTCTTCGTCCTCTTCTTCTTCGTCCTCTTCCTTCTTGTTTTTCTTGTGCTTCTTACCACCTTCGTAGTGAGAGCCTTCGGTTACTTCCTCTTCACCCTCTTCCAGATCTTCATCGTCTTCGACGAGATCTTCCTCGTCTTCAACTTCTTCTTTGGCAAGAGTATGCATTGGTTCAGCAGCTGCTGCCTTAGCATTTACAACATTTTTAACTTGAGCAAGTGTTGCTCCTGGAGTTTTGAGTGCTGCAGAATCGTCATCTGGACGATAATTTTCTGGGGTTGGACCACCTAAATCTTCCCAAGCACCAGTTTGTCCTGGAGTAGCAACTCCAGAAGCATTCTGAGCAATGTTATGCATTGGTTCGGCAGGTGCAGCCCCTTTGGTTACTACGTTTTCCATTTCTTGTAAATTTCTACCAACGGACATTTGTTTAGATCTTTGTATATAATCTATATTTATTTATAAATTATAGATTTGAAAGAAACTCTTGGAACAATTGTACTTTGTTCTCTTGTAAGATTTTTTCATCAACCAGTGTATTAATTTTACGCTTAGTTGACTCAGCGAGTTTTTCACGAAGAATTCCTCCTTCCCAAACCCACTCTTTACCTTCCATGATTCCCTGAACAAAAGCATCAGGAGCAGAAGGGTCGGCAACGATATCAGCAGCAGTTGCTAGCATAAAATCTTCACCGACAATTTTATGACCCTCGTTGGTCATCTTGAGTGAACCAACACCACGAGAAGAAACACCGAGACAAACTCCTTCACCAATGAGAGATTTTGCAATCTTACCCATTGGAGTTTCTAGGAGTTGTGCTTTACCAATAAAATTGGTTCCTTTTTGCTCTAAAGAAACAATTTTATGAGATACACGATCAAGATTGACGGTGGGACCATCAGGATGACCTAGTTCTCCAAGAGCACGACCTTTACAAACAAAAGTTTCATTATATCTTTTTACCTCACGGGAGAGAGTTTCCATTGGATACATTCTTCCGTTACGGTTACAAATATCACCTTGAAGGAAAATACCTTCAATATACATTTTCTTCTCAGCACCTTTTCCTTCGGTGATGAATTTTACTTGTGATACTTCTTCTGTGATGAGTTTCATTTTATTCTGATACTAGAGTGACTACTTCTGAAATATTAAAAAATGTGCTTGGATCATCAGTTAAGCAAGCAACTTTAACGCTTCTATAAGCTGAAGCGCCAGTTATA